ACACGTGTTCTTGAGTATTGGCAATCCAGTGCTCTTGCAGGATTTACTACTGCAGGTATAGCAAAGACTAATCCAGAATATGGATTTGAGTTGCATGATTTCTCATCTACTGTAGCAACAGGAGGAACAACTGTTATTAGTGGTGGATCAGTTGATTTGAATATCGATCTAGACTATAGCGGTATCACCACCGTAATAAATAATAAAACGTATAACTTAGGACAAACCTTTACAGAAGGAGTTGCTCCACCAGAAGTTAAAAAATATTCTGGAGAGATTATATACGTTGATAATAGGGCATCTATTACGAGGTCCATCAATCAAAAAGAAGACATCAAAATCATCGTCGAGTTTTAAAACATGTCACAGGAAACGAACCTAAACGTTAGTCCATATTTTGACGACTTTGATGCGGCTAATGATTTTCATAAAGTATTATTTAAGCCTGGTTTTCCAGTTCAGGCAAGGGAATTAACGACTTTACAATCTATTCTTCAGAATCAGATTGAGAGTTATGGAGATTATACGTTTAGAGAAGGTTCTAAAGTAATACCTGGTCAAGTTTCTTACCAGTCTGATTATTATGCTGTACAAGTTGAGGCAGCATATTTCGGTATTCCTGTATCATTTTATGCTGAAAAGTTAATTGGTAATAGAATACAAGGGGAAGTTTCTGGAGTTACTGCAAAAGTTGTTGATTATATTACAGAATCAGAGTCTGATAATGGAAATTTAACTTTTTATCTTCAGTATGAAAAGTCTTCTACTACTTTTAGTGGACAAACATTCCAAGATGGAGAAACTCTTTTAACTCTATCTTCAATAACTTATGCAAATACTGTAATTGCTGCTAATGAAGGATTTGCAAATGCTATTCCTAGTGGTGCTACAGCTACTGGATGTGCTGTTCAAATAACAGAAGGTGTTTATTGGCTTAGAGGAAATTTTGTAAGAGTTGCAAAACAGACTCTTATTCTAGATCAATACACCAATACACCATCATATCGTGTTGGATTATCTGTACAAGAAGAAATTATAACTGCTGGTGCAGATCCTTCATTGTATGATAATGCTAAAGGATTTAATAATTTTGCTGCTCCTGGTGCAGATAGACTTAAAATATCTGCTATTTTAGCAAAGAAAAATGTTGATGAACTTAATGATGAGAATTTTGTAGAAATAATGCGTCTTGTTGATGGAGAAAAGGAGTTTTTCCAAGACGATTCACAACTTTCACTTATAAGAGATGCCTTAGCAAAGAGGACATTTGACGAATCTGGTAATTATTATGTAAAACCTTTTAGATTAAAGGTTAAAGAGTCTTTAAACAATAGAATTGGAAATAAAGGAGTTTATTTACCTGGTCAAACTACGCAGGACGGAAATACTCCATCTAAAGATACTATGATTTACCAGATTAGTCCTGGTAAAGCATATGTACGTGGATATGATATTGAAACAATTAGTAATACTAACATAGATGTTCCTAAGGCTAGGACTACAAAAGAAGTAAAAAATATTGGAATAGATTATAATACTGGATCACAATTTATTGTTAATAGAGTATTTGGTGTTCCCAACGTTGGATTAGGAACTACCTCTTTTGTTACTCTAAGAAGTGAAAGAATTGGTGTAACCAGTGCTACTGCTGCTGGAGATGAAATTGGTAAAGCAAGAGTATATGGATTCTCTGCAGAATCAGTAAATCTTAAGTCATCTAATCAAGATGAGAATGAATGGGATTTACGTTTGTTTGATATTCAAACATACACAACATTAGGAATTAGTACTGATATCAATATTTCCCTACCGGCACGTATTACAGGCGATTCTAGCGGTGCTGAGGGGTATCTCACAGCTGCTGTGACTAATGGTACAAGTCTCAGTGTTTACTGTAGTAATGGTAATTTTGTTAAAGATGAGTCATTTAAGGTTAATGGTAACGATGTAGGTCCTATCATTAAGACTATTAAGGATTATGGACTAAATGATGCATTTTCTGTTTACTCAAATCCAGGGGTAGGACAGACATTTAATGCTGATTTTAAATTACCTAAAGGTGTATCTCCTAAAGCAAGAACTTTCCGTGGTAATGTACCATCATTTACGATTACTCCAGGAAATCAAGGAATATCTACTATAACAAGTGCTGGTAATAATTTCGCTGGCATTGTAACAACAGGTAATTATGTTTCTTATGCAGGAACTACTACTGATACTAGTTTAAACAGAGTCACTGCAGTTGCTGCTGATGGTAATAGTATTACTGTGGCCGCTGCTACATCAGTATCCGGTGTTTATAATGGTCAACTTCCTGGTGTTAATGACGTTGTAACTCAAACATTACAAATTCGTTCATTAGATAATAAAGTTCAGGCTGGTAATTCCTTACTTACTAGACTACCTGATTCTAATGTTAATGATATTAATATTCTTGATTCACATATTATTGTCAAAAAGCAATTTAGAAATGTAACTGTTGCAAGTAATCAGATTGCCGCTTCTCAGTTTAGTTTAGAAGCAGACTTTACTTATCTTCCCTTTACTCCAGAGAGGTATGTTATTTCTTATGGGGATGGTTCACATGAACCACTTACTGCTGGTCAAGTAGAAATTAGTGCTGACAGCAAAACTCTGAGTTTCTTCAACCTTTCAAGAGCAGCAGATACTCAGACTAGAGTAGATGTAACACTTAAAAAAGATAATCCATCATCAAAAGAGAAGAGATTTAATACTGGTGTTACAGTTATTACAAGATCTTCTAAAGTAGGTTCTGGTTCTTCAACAGAAAGTCTTCAAAACGGATTAACATTTAGTAATCTTTATGGGTCTCGTGTTGAAGATGAAGAAATTTGTTTGAATGTTCCTGATGTTATTAGGGTTCTTGGTGTTTATGAATCCAATGACATGACAGATCCTGATCTGCCATCTATTACTTTGGCTTCATTATCAGGTCCTAATGGAACAACTGCTGATTTAACAGTTGGTGAAGAAATAGTTTCTTCCAATGGTTCTGTTGCTGTTATAGCAGAAATAACAAGTTCTACTCAACTTGGAGTTGTTTATAGAAATGATTCTATTATACAAACTGGGGATACAGTAACATTCCAGTCATCAGGTATTAGTGGAACAGTAACAGCATTTACTATTGGTGATAGAAATATTCTTAATAAGTATACTGTTGACACTGGACAGAGACCTGCTTTCTATGATTTCGGAAGAATTGTTAGAAAGAAAGATGAAACAGCACCTTCTAATAGAGTAAAAGTAGTTTATCATCATTATGTGGTTCCTTCTGCTGATGAAGGAGATATGTTTAGTGTTAAGAGTTTTGATGTTGATAGATTTGATGCTGATATTTTCTACCTAGATGAAAAATATACAGATAGATTAACTGATTATATTGATATAAGGCCTGTTGTTTCAACTTATGATCCTGATAGTGCTACAAAGTCAGCGTTTGAATTTGATTCAAGAGTTTATACTGGTACTGGACAAACTCCACCTTATGTTCTTTCTGATGATGAGACCTTAAATTTAACATATACTTACTATCAGGGAAGAATTGATAGAATATTTTTAACAACTAATGGTTCTTTCCAGATCCAAGTTGGTAATCCTGCGGATGAACCAGTTGCACCAGCTCCTGTAAATGGTGCTTTAGATGTGGGGACAATATGGGTTCCACCTTATACTTTTGAAGCACAGCAAGTAAAGACTCTACTTAAGTCATACAAGAGATATCAAATGAAAGATATCGGTAGACTTGATAATAGAGTTAAGAACCTTGAGTATTATACAGCACTTTCTATGTTGGAAAGTGATACAAAGAATATGTCCATCAAAGATGCTGATGGATTGGACAGATTTAAGTGTGGATTCTTAGTAGATAACTTTAAATCTAACCTTGCTTCTAGTGTAAATGATCCTGATTTCAATGCTTCAATTGATAAAAATGCTGGTGAGATGCGTCCATCCCACTATACTACTGCAGTAGATTTACTATTAGGTACTAATGCCATTATTGGTATAGGTCAAACAGCAGATCCTTCTCAGGATTATGGTTTTGCCACAGATTTAGTTGGTAGTGGATGTCGTAGAACAGGAGATTTAATTACTCTGGATTACGATGAAACTATAATGGTTGAGAATCTTTATGCTTCTCGAACAGAAAATGTTCAACCATTTGCTGTATTGTTCTGGCGTGGAAGTATGGAATTAAATCCATCTTCTGATGTTTGGATTGATACAAAGAGAATTGATACGCAAGTTATTAATATTGAAGGAAATTATGAAGATATGCTCAAGGAGACAGGTGCTGATCCAAATACAGGTCTTATCTCTACTGTATGGAATTCATGGCAGACAGATTGGGTTGGTGTTGATGTAGCTACAACAGTCAGTCATGAAACTCGTGTTCAGAGAACTGGTGATGTTCCTAGAACAATTGATATTGCATCTAACAGAGGTTGGGGTTCTCCAAGTCAGTGGTTCTTTAGAAATGTTGAGGTTAGTGCTCAGACAATTCAGGTTGAGGTAACTAACCAAGAAACTACTACAAGTACTCATCAGTCTAGGACTGGACTTACAACTAGATTAGTTGAAAGAATTGATACAGAATCTTTAGGAGATCGTGTTGTTGATCGTGAGAATCTTCCATTCATGCGTTCACGTAATATTGAATATGTGATTAAGGGATTGAAACCAAGAACTCAATTATATGGATTCTTTGAAGGGGAAGACGTTGCTAAGTTCTGTTTCCCTAAACTGTTGGAAATAACGATGGATAATGGTACATTCCAAGTGGGTGAAACTGTTATTGGTACTCCATCAATTTTAGATGAAGGAGCAAATACTGCATCTACTCCTTACATTCAGTTTAGAACTGCTACACCAAATCATAAGTATGGTCCATATAATGCTCCTACTGATACCTATACTGTTAACCCATATGCTGATAATCAAGGCATAGCAGAAGTTTATACATCAACTGCTGTTATTTTAAACGTTGATACATTCAGTCTTCAGAACCAACCACAAGGTGATTATTATGGATTTATAAATGGAAGCATGACTCTTAGAGGACAAAGTAGTGGTGCTCAAGCAACAGTTACAAAATCACGTCTTATAAGTGATAATGTTGGTACATTAATTGGTTCTTTCTTTGTTCCCGATTCTACAATAGCAGAAAACCCACAGTTTACTGCTGGTAATAAGAGCCTTCGTTTCACTTCTTCTCCTGTTAATTCACTTATACCAGGAACTATTGCGACAGCAGTAGAGAAGAATTATGAGTCTTCTGGTGTTCTTGAAACTATTCAAGAAACAATTATTAATACCAGAAATGCTGAAATTGTAACTGAAGAGTTGACTGATAACAGAGTTCTTACTGATAGACAAAGAAGAGAGATTGGTAGAAGAGATGTTGCTGTTCTTAACACAACAACTACAACAGTTAGACAAAGAGTTATTACTAGATGGTGTGACCCTCTAGCACAAACATTCAGTGTACCTGAAGCTAATGGTGTATTCCTTACAAGTGTAGATCTTTACTTTGAAACTAAGGATGAGATATTACCTTGCGGAGTTGAAGTTAGAACTGTAGAAACTGGTTATCCAACTACAACCATCTTACCATTCAGTAAGGTTGATGTATCTGCTGCTAATATTAATGTATCAGCAGATGCTAGTGTTCCTACTAGATTTACATTTGATTCTCCAGTATATGTTGAAGGTGGCAATGAATATGCATTGATTGTTATATCTCCTTCTACTGAATATAACATATGGATTTCGAGATTAGGTGATGAAGATATTTCTACTACGGGATTAGGAGAATCTCAGAAAGTAATTATAACCCAACAACCATATTTGGGATCATTATTCAAATCTCAGAATGCTTCTACATGGAGTGCGTCTCAGTATGAGGATATGAAGTTTGTATTGAATAAAGCGGACTTCACGGCTGGTACTACTGGAACTGTTAACTTCTATAACCCACAACTTGCTGTTGGTAATAATGAGTTAGTTGAATTAACTCGTAACCCACTTACGGTTCTTTCTAAGAGAGTTACACTTGGTTTAACTTCTTCTATTGCGGATAGTATTGATACACTTGGTATTACTACTGGTGTTGCAATTGCACAAACTGGATCTGGTTTATCAGGTGGTTTAGGACGTATTATTGCGATTGGTGGTTCTGTTGTAAGTAGTGGTTCTACAGATTCTCTATTATCAGTTAATGCTGGTACTGGATATACTGTTGCAACTACAGAAAATATTCAACCATTTACTATTACTGGTAGTGGTTCTGGAATGGTGGTTACTGTTCAGGTATCTACTGCTGGTTCTGTATATCAAGATCCTAATAATAAGGCTGGATTAGTTGGACTTGTTAGTGTTACTGATGGTGGTAGAGGATATAAGATTGGTGACGTAGTTGGTATTCCAACTGCTTCTATGAATGGTATTGGTACAGGAGCACAACTATCTGTTGTCTCAATTGGATTTACTAATACATTATTCTTAGATGATGTTCAGGGAGACTTTGTTGCTGCTGGTGCTAGTATGAATTATGTTACTAATACTGGTATTAGATCTGAAATTAATGGTTCTGGTTCCAATGTAACTATTTTATCTGGTCAAGCAATTGCAGATCCTTATTATGATGGTAAATCAATGAAGGTTTATCATAAGAATCATGCTATGCATGAATCCAATAACCTCGTTAAGATTGATGGTATTGTGAGTGATATTGCTCCAACTTCTATAACTGCTGCTTATGGTAGAGATAACACTGGAGATTTAGTTGTAAGTGCTGGTAGTGCATTTACTTCATTCGAAGGTGTCGGAGTTGGTACAACTAACCCAGGATATCTTAAGATTGGAAATGAGATTATTAAGTACACTTCAGTTAGTGGTACTACAATTAGTGGAATTACTAGAGCACAAGATTCAACTCTTGCATTTACTCATCCAATAAATTCACTAGCATATAAGTATGAGTTTAATGGAGTATCTCTAAGGAGAATTAATAAGACTCATAATATGTCTGAAGTTGCAAATCAAGGATCTCATCCTATAACAATGGATACTTATTTCCTTGGTATTGATATGAATGAGACAGCATCTGATGGTGTTGGTATTGGTATTAGTAGATCATCTAGTGCTAATGGATTACCAAGTCTATATTTTGATACTACAAAGGGTGGTGGAGAGTCTAGAATTAAAGCTTCCCAGAACATTCAATTTGAAGTTATTACTCCAAACGTTCAAACATTAACTCCTAAAGGAACTGCAATAACATCTAGAATGAGAACTGTTACTGCAAGAAGTGTAAGTGGTATTGAAACATCATTTGAGGATGAAGGGTTCCAAGGAATTAGGTTAAATGATTCCAATTATCTTGAAACACCTCGGATGATTGCTTCTAAGGTTAATGAAGATAGTAAATTAACTTCTCTTCCTGGTAACAAGTCATTCAATCTACAGTGTGATTTTGATAGTGATGATCCTAATGTATCACCTGTTATTGATATTGATAGAGTAAGTGCCATTCTTACAACTAATAGAATTGATGATCCTATTGATAACTTTGCTCAAAATTCTTTAGTTAAGATTGCAGGTCAAGATCCATCTTCTGCAACTTATGTTACTAAGAATATTGGTCTTAAAGTTCCTGCCACAGGAATTAAAGTTCTATTCTCTGGTAATAGATCATCTACTTCTGATATCAGAGTAGCATATGCTATCTTTAGACAAGATGAGGCAGAAAATGAAATGCGTTATGAACTCTTCCCTGGTTATGATAACCTTGATGAGAATGGAATAATCATTAATCCTCAAGGTAATACAGGTCTACCTGATCAATTTGTTGCTCCTTCACAGGGATTAGATGATTTCCGTGAATATGAATTTACTATTGAAGACTTGAGAGAATTTACTGGATTCAAGATTAAGGTTATAATGACAGGAACTAATCAGGCTAAACCACCTAGAGTTTCTGAATTTAGAGCCATTGCATTATCATGATACCAGTAAAAGATAATCATGCTCTTTATAGAGATGAGAACTCAAACGCAATCGTTTCAACTGATATGACTGAGTACAAAAAGTACATTCAGGCTCGTAAACATAAACAAAGTGAACGTGCTGAATTAGATGAACTTAAAGGTGAAATCAAAGAGATTAAGGAAATGTTAAGGAGTATTGTAAATGGCAACTAGAACCTTCACATTTGATTCAACATCTGACTATCCATCTGTTGTAGATTTGGTAGTTAATGTTGGTGCGTCATTTACTTGTACGTATACAGTAAATGATACGTCTGGCACTGCAATAGATTTTACTGACTATACTGCAGAATCTTCTCAGATGGCCAAATATGTTGGAGCTGCTGCAACAGCAACTTTTACTGTTGGTTTTTCTAGTGCTTATGATGGAAAAATGTTTATTGGGTTAACCACGACTCAAACATCAGAATTGACGGAAGGAAGACATGTATATGACGTTAATGTTAAGACCGGAGATACAGTTTATAGGATTGTAGAGGGTCAAATTATGGTGAGGGGTGGTATATCATCCACTCTTTGATAAATACTTAGAAAACTGGTGATATGTCAAAGCCTGCTTCTAGAACAGAATTAATAGAATACGGGAAGAGACAATTAGGTGCTCCCGTTCTCGAAATAAATGTTGCTGATGAACAGATTAGTGACTTAGTAGATGATGCATTTCAGTTTTGGAACGAGAGGCATTATGATGGTGTAGTTAAACTACCATTAAAGTATCAATTTACTGATGATGATATTAGTAGAGGTAATGGTACAGTAGGAATTGTAACAACAACTGTTACCCAACCAGCAAGTACAGGTATAGGAACTACTGCTGGTGCTGATGCTACATTTAAGTTTGAAGAGAATAGTAATTATATTAAAATGCCTGATACTATTGTAGGTGTTAATAAGATATACAGATTTGATGGTTCTAATACCATGACCAATAATATGTTTAGTGTGAAATATCAGTTATTCTTAAATGATGTTTATTACTTTGATTCACTTGAATTATTGACATATGCGATGACGAAAACGAAGTTGGAAGATATTGATTTCCTATTGAATACTGAGAAACAAATTAGATATAATATTAGACAAGATAGATTATACCTTGATATTGATTGGGGTAGTGTGACAAAAGATGAATATATTATTATTGATTGTTGGAGAGTTTTAGATCCATCAGATTCTACTAAAGTCTTTAATGATAGGTTCTTAAAGAGGTACTTTACTGCTCTTCTTAAGAGACAGTGGGGCCAGAACCTTATTAAATTCCAAGGAGTAAAACTTCCTGGTGGTATTGAATTAAATGGTCGTCAAATATATGATGATGCTCAACTTGAGATCGATAAGATCCAAGATAGAATGACTTGGGATTACGAAGAACTACCACTTGACCTGATAGGCTGATGGCATTAAATCCATTTTTCACACAGGGAACCAAAAACGAACAGAATTTGGTTCAGGATTTAATCAACGAACAGTTGAAGATGTATGGTGTTGAGTGCTATTATCTTCCTCGAAAATACTTGACAACTAATACTATCATTAGAGAAGTAGTTCAGTCTAAGTTTGATGATGCTTATCCATTAGAAGCATATGTCAATAACTATGATGTATATCAAGGAAATGGTACAGTACTATCAAAGTTTGGTATTGAAGTCCAGCAAGATATTAACCTTACTATATCTAAGGATAGGTTCGAAAATTATATTACCCCTCTTATCAGAAACGAAACGGGAATTAAACTATCCACCAGACCAA